AAGCAGAGACATGTCTTCAATGCGTGGAATAATCGAAGCACTTAGCAGATTAGATGAAGAATTAAGCGATGCGGATGCAAAAGAACTACAAGCAATCGTAGATGAATTATCAGACGTATACGGTGACCCATCTTGGCAAGCGGCACTTCCAAGAAAGACTGCAAAACGTTTTGCTAGTAACTACAAAGCAGCGAAAGGTGCTCTTAAAGACCTAGGTATGGATACTAAGAAGGCAGACGTTGACGTAGGAGAACCTAAAGCAGAACCTACAGCAGAACCATCAAGTAATGCTAAAGAAATAGCAGCAGCAATTCAAAATGCTGTTGGCGGTATGGGCACTGACGATCCTGCACTTATTGGTGCTATTGAAACCATTAAAGACAAAGCAACTTGGAAGGAAGTTGAAAAACAATATTACACAATGTCGGGTGGTGAAAGCGTATGGGACGCTATTAAAGGTGATGTAGATACTTATACTGGCACTTGGAAGAGGATTGTTAAACATCTTAGTTCAATAGGAGTTGTTGTTCCTGGAGACGACGCTGGTCAACCAGCAGGTGTAGGTACAGCAGCAAATCAAGGTGCAGGACAACCTCAAGGATCAAAAGATCAAATCGATGCTATTAAACAAGATCTAAAAAAGGTAGCAACAGATCCTAAGAATCCTACTCCAGATGAAGAAAAGGAAATACTTGACAAGATTAGAGCAGGTGAATATGGTCCACCAGATGAAGGTATCATTGATCAAATTACAAGTGGTATCGGTAATGCCTGGGATAGTTTGTTTGGTGACGACGACGAAGAAGGTGGTATTAAACCTAAAACTGGATTCGATAAGAAAAGCGATGAAGACTTACTTAAAGGTTTAAGTGATGAAGAAAAAGCAGAACTTATGAAGGATCTTAGCGACGAAGATAAAGCATTACTTAACGATATTTTACAGGCGAAATAATAATGCTAACATATGATCTTTTACGAGAAGAAACAGATCAAGATAAACTAGCAAAGGCTAAGGAAGCATTAGCACGACTTAAAGCCAATAAATCTGCTCCTGCTCCTATAGCTCCAAAACCTTCATCGTCAATGTCTGCTGAAAAGATAGCAGATATTCTTTATGACGAGTTAGATACTGGTTTTACAGAAAATGAAGAGCTAATTCAGGAAACTATCGAAAGTTTAAAAACATACCAAGAGTACCAAGAAGTAGCAAGAGCATATAGAAAAAAATCCGGCAAAAATCTTGTAGCACGACTAATAGAACTGGGTGATGAAGAATATGGGCTTGATCATATTAAGTTTTTAAAGACAAGAGATATGATTCTAAAAGCAACAGATGATAGACAAGCCATAACTTTAACAGTTGATAAACTTCCAGAAGAGTACCTAGAAAAAATACTTAGTCCTATGGAGATAACAAATCTAAAGGCACTATACGATCAAATGAAAGTTGGCAAACAAACAGCTCCTCAAGACGATAGTGGAAAGCCTTTACCAGGTTCAGGTGCTATAGATAGTATTATTAACACGATACAAGGATGGTTGTAACTAAATGGCCCAAACTATTGACCAAGAACTAACCGATAAACTTCGTAATATAATGAAGCGATTAGGAGATCCTTCTGAGAGAGCATCTAAAGGGTCAAGTGACCTTGAGGAAATAAATCAAGTTGTTGGCTTACAAAAAAATTATTTTCCAGCATTGGATCGTGCAGTTAAAGAAAAAGATAGTAGAAAATTAAGATATTTACTTCTATTGTTATCAGAAGATTTGGCAAAAACTTTCGTAGACAATACAAGAAAAGATCTTGATGTTGTAAAAAAAGAAGTCAATAAAAATAAAGCTGAAACTATTATAAAATTTTCAGGCATAGTATACCTTGCATCAAAGTACGGCGAACCTAAAGAAGTAAACTGGTTAATTAAAAAAGGTAAGTATCAAACTAAAGCATTTATTAAAGATATCATGCAAGCAGCAGAAAGAAAAGAGAAGATTGAAAAAATGAGAAAAAGTGTAGAAAGTGTACAAGAATCCGAAGGAAAGGATTATAAGTTTTCAGACGTAGTTGCAGGTGCAAAGATAGTACAACCTGAAGATGATACTAACGCACTTGTTGCTAGTAGAGCACTTATACGAGCTGCTGCTGGAGAAGTTCTTACAGGTCCTGAAAGAGAAGCATTAGATGCTTATATTGAATTATTTACTACCATAATCACAGACAACTCGTTACGTGCTAGATTAAAAGATATGCAACGTATCATAGATAAAAAGTCAAGTGATGCTGCTAAAGAAAAATAATCAGTTTGATCAAGAACCATATCTCACAAAAAGCGTTCCATTAGAACTAGTTCTTATAGGTTCTATGAATGATTTTGATAAGGACGGGTATGAAATAACCTGTACCTTAGAAAGATTATTTTATGAGCGCAATCGTATTCCACTAAATAAAAATATACAGAAGCACGTTGCTCCTGTAAAGGAATGGTACTATAGTAACGCTGAAGAAGGCTTAGTTGTAGATCATTCGATGTTATTAACCCGTTGGGCGTTTGCAGACGAAGCAAGGGAAGTTATAAACTATGCTGCTAAGGAACGTCCGATACTAAACAAACTACTAGGCATTAAACCAAAATGGGGTATTGACTTTTCATTAGACTGGATAGACGAAAACGGTTGTATGGAAGTAATACACATTGAACAAGACTTTTTAACAGTAGACGAGGCAAACGAGGCTAAAATGAAACTAGAAAATCTAATCGAAAACACGGACTGGGAAGATGGCGTTCGCCAACTCATCAAACGTAAAGCAGAATGGGAGCACCTTTGTTCCGACGATCATTCTGACTATAAAGCACAATACTTTGGATGGCATCGAGCATTTGACTCAAAAAAAGTATTTTCTGCTTGACATCGTCTAAATATTCACGTATAATACATTTATTAATAACAGGAGAAACTCATGGCAGGACGTTCGTACGGACCAGAAGAAAAAGCAAAACTTGAACGACTAGTGCGCGAAGGCGTTACAGTATTACAGGAAGTAGAAGATTTAAACTTAGGTCTTAAAGAAACCGTAAAAGCAGTAGCGGAAGAACTTGATATCAAACCTAGTCTTATCAACAAAGCAATTAAGATTGCTAAGAACAGAGATTGGGAAAGTCATAATGAAGACTTTGGAGAACTTGAAGCCATTGTTACATTGATTGGCTATGACAAGTGATTAATAGAATAAAAAACTTTTGGCTACACAGTTATGAAACAGATCGTGTAGCATTTTATTATGAGCTTATAAGTTTCGTGTTTACCGTAGGTGCTAGTTTAACACTAGCATTTACAGCAGATGCTCCTGATATGACCGTGGTCTATCCAGGATTCTTTATAGGTTCTTTAACAGCAATCTATGCGTATTACAGACGTAAACTTGCTTGGCCAATGATGCTAACAACATATTTCGCATTTGTGAATGTGTTCGGATTTGGTGTAGCCGCTAGTTGGTGGTAATAAATATTATTACGCTCAAGGACGATTGTCGAGCAAGAATGAAGGTTAAGTTGGCCATAAGCAACGAAGGAGACAATTTATATGCCATATGTTGATGCGATGTTCGATCGTGATCAAGACATTATCCGTGTCGTAGAACGCCGCGATGGTAAACGACACTACCATGAATATCCCGCGAAATACACTTTCTATTATAAAGACCCTAAGGGCAAGTACAAGAGCGTGTACGGAGATCCTCTCTCACGTATTGTTTGTAAGAACACAAAAGACTTTCGCAAGGAAGTTGCTATTAACAAAGACAAACAACTCTTTGAAAGTGATATCAATCCCCTATTCCAATGTTTATCAGAAAACTATCTTAACCAAGACGCACCTAAACTAAACATTGCGTTTTGGGATATTGAGACAGACTTTGATCCAGAGCGTGGATTCGCCGACCCTAGTGATCCGTTTATGCCTATTACTGCTATTACGGTAAACTTACAATGGCTCGATGCACTTATTACACTAGCACTTCCGCCTAAGACATTAACAATGGACCAAGCAAAGGAAACGTGTAAGGAATGGGGAGATGATGTTATCTTGTTTGACAACGAAGGAGACATGTTACAAACCTTCCTTGATTTGATTGAAGATGCTGACATATTATCAGGTTGGAACTCAGAAGGTTATGACGTTCCTTACACAGTAAATCGTGTTTCTCGCGTGTTAAGCAAAGATGATACAAGACGTTTTTGTCTTTGGGGTCAGTTGCCTAAGAAGCGTGAATACGAACGTTACGGTAAGTCTGCTGAAACATTTGACTTTGTAGGTCGTGTACACCTTGACAGCCTTGAACTATATCGTAAGTATACATACGAAGAACGTCATACATATCGATTAGATGCTATTGGCGAACTAGAAGTAGGCGAAAACAAGACAGTCTACGAAGGCACACTAGATCAGTTATACAATAACGACTTTAGAACGTTTATTGAATATAACAGACAAGACGTTGCATTGCTCGATAAACTAGACAAGAAACTAAAGTTTATCGATTTGTCAAATGAACTTGCCCATGCAAACACAGTAATGCTTCAAACTACAATGGGTGCTGTTGCTGTAACAGAGCAAGCAATTATTAACGAAGCGCATCATAGAGGACTGCAAGTACCTAACCGTCCTAAGCGTGATGACGAAAGTACACAAGCAGCAGGTGCGTATGTTGCGTTTCCTAAAAAGGGTGTACACAAATACATTGGCTCAATGGACTTGAACTCACTGTATCCTTCAGTTATTCGTGCGTTGAACATGGCTCCTGAAACTATTGTAGGACAACTACGTCCGGAAATAACAGATGCCCGCATACACGAAGACACGACTCTTAAGAAAAAATCATTTGCAGGTAGTTGGGAAGGACGTTTTGGTACGGAAGAATACGAAGCGGTAATGGAACGACGCAAGGATGTTGCATTAACTATCGATTGGGAAGACGGTCGTGAAGATGTTGTTAGTGCAGCAGAAGTTTATCAACTTATCTTTGATAGCCACATGCCATGGATGCTTAGTGCCAATGGTACTATCTTTACAACAGAGTTTGAAGGTGTTATTCCGGGTATCCTTAAACGTTGGTATGCTGAACGTAAGGACTTGCAGAAGCAACTAAAGAAAGCAAAAGAAGCAGGCAATGCTATTGAAGCAGCGTTTTGGGACAAGCGTCAGTTGGTTAAAAAGATTAATCTTAACAGTCTTTATGGTGCTATTCTTAACCCAGGTTGTAGATTCTTCGATAAACGTATCGGTCAGTCCACTACACTAACTGGCAGACAAATCGTTAAGCACATGAGTGCAGAGGTTAACAAGACTATTACAGGCGAATACGATCACGTAGGTAAAAGTGTTATCTATGGTGATACTGACTCTGTATACTTTAGTGCTTGGCCTGTACTTAAAGATGATGTTAAAGCAGGTAACTTAGAATGGAGTAAAGAAAAGTGTATTACACTATATGACCAAGTATGTGAACAAGCAAATACTACGTTCCAAGACTTTATGGCAAGAGCATTCCACTGTCCAAAGACACGAAGCGATGTTATTGCGGCAGGACGTGAGATTGTTGCAATATCAGGCTTGTACATTACCAAAAAGCGTTATGCGGCGCTTGTTATTGACAACGAAGGCTTTAGAACAGACGTAGACGGCAAGCCTGGTAAAGTAAAAGCAATGGGCCTGGACCTGAGACGTTCAGATACTCCAGTGTATATGCAAGAGTTCCTAAGTGAAATTCTGCTTATGGTCTTAACTGACAAGGAAGAAAAAGACATTCTTGAACGTATTACAGAGTTCCGTAAGGACTTTAAAGAACGTCCTGGTTATGAAAAAGGTGCACCTAAACGTGCTAACAAGATTCAGCATTACCAACGATTGGAACAAAAGCAAGGTAAAGCAAACATGCCAGGCCACGTTAGAGCAGCAATCAACTGGAATACACTAAAACGTATGAATGGAGACAAGTACTCCATGGAAATCGTTGACGGTATGAAAGTTATTGTCTGCAAACTAAAACAGAATCCACTAGGCTATACAAGTGTAGCATATCCTACAGACGAACTTCGTTTGCCAGAGTGGTTTAAAGAACTTCCATTTGACGATAGTGCTATGGAAGAAACTATTATTGATAACAAGTTAGACAACCTCATCGGAGTGTTGGATTATGACTTAGAAGACACTAAGCAAAACACAACCTTCAATAGTTTGTTTGACTTTGGAGAATAACTATGGAAATAGAAGTAAAGGTTAAACTTGATACTGAAAAACAAAGAGACCTTGATATGATTGAAG